GTTTGGTAATTTAGCAACATCAACATGTTTGACGTTCGTTATCAATTAGCACTAACCGACTACTTTGGTATTAATAGAAATCTTAGTGGAACTAACGCTTTGGGTTTGGCTTCTTACGATTCCACTAAACGATACATTCAGTTAATACAAGATTTGTTTCAACCAGAAAAAACTGTGGTGTTTAGTAAAGTAACTAACAGATTATATCTTGATATGAATTGGGGCCAAGAAACAAAAGCTGGAGACTGGATTTGTATCTGGGCGTATGCTGCATTAGATCCAGAAAAGTACACAGAAATATTCAATGATCGCTATTTAAAACGATACGTAACAGCTTTAATCAAACGCCAATGGGGAGCAAACATGGCAAAGTTTGACGGTGTTGCGCTACCAGGTGGAGTTGTTATGCGCGGTGGTCAAATTTACACGGAAGCAATGAATGAAATTGCTAAAATAGAAGAAGATGTTCTACGTAGTTACGAACTGCCGATAGATTTCATGACAGGTTAATATGCCTATAAATCCGTATTTTAAAGATTATTCTGGTGAACAGGACGTAACCGAAGATCTGACCATTGAGATTATTAAAACCATGGGCAGAGAAATGTACTATGTTCCCAGAAACATGGTGGAATTTGACAAAATATTTGGAGAAGGAACTCAAGTATCGTATAAAGATTCTGTACCATTAGAAATGTATATTGATTCTGTTTCTGGATTTCAAGGCCAAGGCGACATAGCAAGCAAATTTGGCATTGAAATTAAAGACAATGTATTTTTAACTCTTTCTAAAAAGAGATTTGTGCAAGAAGTGCAAACCAGATTTCCGGAGATTACCAGACCAAGAGAAGGTGATTTGATTTATTTTCCGCTTTCAAAATCCATGTTTGAAATAAACTTTGTGGAACACGAAAATCCTTTTTATCAACTAGGAAAACTTTACTCTTACCGACTAACTTGTGAGCTGTTTACTTACGATCAGGAAACGGTTTCTACAGGAACTACTGATATTGATGCTACAGAAACCGAAAATCGTCAATACACACATCGATATTCTGTGTCTAGTGATATAACTGGCATCACTTCTCATACTTACTATCCAGGAGAAGTTGTTTATCAGGTTGTAGGATTTACTGGGCAGAATGCAGCACTAGAGGACGCAACAGCAACTGCAACTGTTGCTTTGACGCCCACATTACCTAATATTGATTTGATTTACATTACTGGCACTTTTGAAAGTGGAGATACTATTAAAGGCGTGGACAGTGGTATTGAGTGTATCATGAACACTGACAACGGACTTACAGATACGCTGGTGATGACTAATAATGAAGACAAGACTGTTGCTGGTGACAACGATGAAATAGAAGCAGAAAGTGATAAGTTAGACGTATTTAATTTTACAGAAACTGATCCTTTCTCTGAGGGTAATTACTAATGTTTACTCATTTTAAAAACGATTCTATTAGAAAATTAGTGATTGCTTTTGGTAGTCTTTTTAATAATATTCAATTAGAACAACAAGACGAAAACGGCGATGCACGATTATTTGCTGTTCCTTTAACTTACGCTCCTAAAGAAAAATTTATAAAACGTTTAACAGAACCCAGTTCAATAAGCGACAAGACTCGTATAGAAATTTCACTACCTCGTATGTCGTTTGAGTTAGCTTTACTAGCATACGATCCAACCAGAAAATTTAATAAAACAAATACAACGGTAAAAACAGGAACTACAGGTATTTCTACCAGTTATGCTGAAGTTCCTTACAATTTTGGTTTTAATTTAAACGTGTTTACCAGAAATTTAGAAGAAAATTTGCAAATTATGGAACAAATTCTTCCATATTTTTCTCCTGAATTTGTTATTTCTATAAAAATGAATGATCTACAACAAAAAGTAAATGTTCCAATTTCCATAGCAAATACTACACTTACCCAAGAATACGAAGGTGATTTTAGTACCAGACGATTTATAGTAAGTACCTACCAATTTATTGCAAAATCATTTATTTACGGAAAAACCAGTACAGGTCCTATGGTGACTGCATCAAACTTGAATATATTTGATACTACAGGTATAACTTTAAATACTCAAATAGGAATTACTTAATAGATATTAATATATGGAATCCTCTGATATTATTTCTCAAAATCTTGGTATTGAATTTAAAGGCCCCGAAATAACACCAATAGTAAAAAAAGCAGACAATACTGCTGGTGTTAGTTTGGATGCAGATTTTAATTATGTCAGAGACAACATCAAAGGTCTTATCGATAATGGTTCTTCTGCGGTAGACGAAATTCTTAAAGTTGCAAAAGCTGGTGACTCACCAAGAGCTTATGAAGTTCTTGGACAGTTATTAAAAACAGTATCCGAAATGAATAAAGATTTGCTAGATCTATATCAAAAATCTAAAGCAATCAAGAAAGAAGAAATTAAAGTTAATCACACCACTAATAATTCAATTTACGTTGGTTCTACCAGTGAACTACAAGATTTGATAAACAAAGATCGCAGCAGAAACAAGGCTCTTGACAGCCAGAAGTTTTTAGACGATGGGGTATAAAAAAAAATCAGGTTATCTTGGTAATCCTAATCTTAAAGAGATTGGGGTTTCTATTGAATTTACAAAAGAGCAGGTAGAAGAGTATATTAAATGTGCTAATGATCCGGTGTATTTTATTAAAAAATACATTAAGATTGTTACTACAGATAAAGGTCTTGAGTCTTTTGGACTATACGATTATCAAGAAGATATTGTAAGGACCATTCAAGATAATCGCTTTGTTATTGCCAAACTGCCTCGTCAGACTGGTAAAACTACAACCACTGTTGCGTGGATGGTTCATTATCTTATATTCAATCAAAATGTAAACATAGCAATTCTTGCCAACAAGATGAAGACTGCTATGGAAATTATGAAGCGTCTAAAAGAAGCTTACGAGTACCTTCCAAAATGGCTTCAACACGGTGTGGTTGAGTGGAATAAAACTTCTATTCAGTTAGAAAATGGATCTCGTGTGTTGGCGTCTGCAACCTCTGCTTCTGCTGTCCGTGGTGGTTCGTATAACGTTATATTCATGGATGAGTTTGCCCACGTTCCAGCTAACATTGCAGACGAGTTTTTCAGTTCGGTGTATCCTACTATTACATCCGGCCAAACCACTAAAGTTATCATAGTATCAACTCCAAACGGTTTAAACATGTTTTACAACCTTTGGCAGGGAGCCTCTAGAAAGGCCGGAGAAGAGGGCAAGAACGAATACGTGCCAGTAGAGGTACATTGGAGTCAAGTTCCTCTATATCCAGGTGGTCCACTACGAGACGAAAAATGGAAACAGCGTACTATCAAACAATTAGGTGGTGGTTCTGGTGGCGAACAAAAGTTTAAAAGCGAATACGATTGCGACTTTATTGGTTCGTCTAACACACTAATTTCTACATCTAAACTACACGTGTTAACTGCTAAAAGACCATTATCCAGATCTGCTGAAGGATTTTCTGTATACGAAGAACCTAAACCCAATCGAGCATACGTGATAACGGTAGATACTTCCAGAGGACAAGGAAAAGATTATAGTGCTGCAGTAGTTTTTGATATTACCGAATCTCCGTACAAAATTGTGGCAAAGTACAGAAATAATATTATTTCTCCCATGCTTTATCCCACCATATTGGGAGCTTTAGGCAAAAAATATAATAACGCTTACATGTTGGTGGAAGTTAATGATATTGGTGGACAGGTTGCAGATATCTTGCACTACGATTTAGAGTACGATAACCTGTTAACCAGTATGAATAAAGGTCGAGCCGGGATGGTATTAAACGGTGGGTTTGGTAAAGGCGAAACTCTTTTTGGAGTAAGAACCACAGCTATTGTTAAAAAACTAGGTTGTTCTATTCTAAAAAGTCTGGTAGAGCAAGACAAATTAATAATAGAAGATGAAGAGATAATAAAAGAACTTTTGTCTTTTGTGGCAAAATGGAACAGTTTTAGTGCTGATGATGGGCATACTGATGATCTTGTGATGTGTTTAGTGTTGTTTTCTTGGTTAACCAAACAGCCATATTTTAAAGAAATTACCAATATTGATATCAGAAAAGAACTGTTTGAAGGTGAAATTAAAAAAATAGAAGAAGACGATTGGTTTAGTTTTGGGTTTATTAGTTCTTATGACAGTGACGACACACCAAATATTATGTAAAAAAAGTAAATTATAAATACCAATACAGATTATAAAGGACTAAAATATGCCACAAGATCTAAAAGCAGGAATGGTTTCTTACAATGGACTGGTGCCACTATTTGGTATAACCGGTTCAAATGGAACATCAGAAACAGAAACCGGTTTAATGACCGTTTCTTCTCTTAACAATTGGTTGGGTAGACTATCAGACTCACAATTTTCCACTTCAGGACCAACCGGTGCTTGGGCTAACGAATGGTTCAGTGTTTGGAATTATTTACAATACGGTGGTTCTTGTGTGGTAGGTGGAACCGGATCTACCGGCGCGTATTACACTCAAAACGGCACTTTAGACACCACTTCCACAATACTACACAACGAAAATCAAGTTCAATTAGATATAGTTTTTGATGGTGGAAACACTTTTTCGTCAGCTGCTGCTGCCAGTATTGCCCGGACTCGAACAGACTGTTTGGCTGTTGTAGGAAATTATAAAGATATTAGTTCTTTAAATTTAACTTCTGCATACAATGGGTTTACCGCAGACTTTGGTGCAAAAAACACCAGCGAATATGTAGTATACGTTGCTGGTCGAAAGAAATTTACTTACGTAAGCAACGGAGTTGCAATAGTTTACGAAGGATCATTATCTCCAGACGTGGCTGGTTGTTTTGCCAGAACCGCAAAAACAGATAATATCTGGGTGACTCCAGCAGGTTACGTTAGAGGTAGAATTTTGAATGTCCTGTACATGACTCAGAAGTTCTCAGACTCTGATGCAAATTATTTTGCTCAAGGAGGAGTAAACGCAATTTACTCACTACCCGGAGAAGGAACCTTCTTGCTAAGTAATTTCACATCCAACACATCTGCAACTTCTGCCAAGAAACAAATAAGTAACATGATGCTTTCGCTGTACCTACAAAAACAATTAATTTCTGTTTTGAAGCGGTATCTGTTCACACAAAATAATGCCAGTACACGTCAACAAGTAGTAAACTCTAGTACTCCAATATTAGATTCAATACTTGCAAACGGTGCAATTTCTAGCTATTTACTAACTTGTGATGAAAGTAATAACACTGCAGCAGTAGTTGCGGCTGGTAATTTAATTTTAGACGTAACAATCGGTCTTGTTGTACCAGCAACCACAGTAACAGTAAGAGTAATCAATTCCGCAACCGGCGAAGTTATAGTAAGCTAAATTAAAAATTAAGGAATATTCAATGGGTAGTATAGCAGACTTTATTAGTAAATTTAATGGCGGTACTCGCGTAAACCGTTTTGAAGTATCCGGAAACATTGGTGCTGGAGGCAAAGGTAGTACATCCTTTGATAAATTTCACATTAGATCTACTTCATTACCAGAAGCAATCTTAGGAACTATTGCAGTAAACTGGCACGGCAGAACTGTAAATTATCCTGGTGAGCGTACTTATAAACCATGGAATATTACTATTTTAGATGATACTGGTTCTGGAT